GGTCCTACTGCCTCAGCGTCCCCAAAGCATACGTACTCATGTCCTGGTGGCATCTCAGCAGGCAGAGAGCAATAGTTGTTCTCAATACAGGTGTATATCAGCATTAAAATCTATCATGAATGAATGGTCGTGCTTAGCATATATGTATGAAAGACCTGTAATTTCTCGTAGAGCAGAGAGAAAATCTTTTCTTCTAAGAGTACAGTCTAAGTCACCATCTTTAGGATGTTTACCAAGTCTTCCCACTTTATTATAATGCCCCAAAGGTATACCACATGCATTTCTATCCTCAATAATATCAGGATTAAATCCATTGAGTTGTAGTGCTGCGTCAAAAGATATCTGATCTCTGTTAGGACCCATCTCAAAATACTTCCACCATGTCAGATTAAACTTGCGGGTTTGATCATCGATTGTTCTGTATATAATTGTCCCCAAAGGACTACGATAGTTTCTAAAATTATATCCAACCTTAGCAAGTTCTTCTGTAATTCTAATGCCTTGGTCCCAAGTATAGAATAAACATAAGAATCCTTCGAGCATCTCATCATAATAACTAAATCTATTTGGATGACGGAGGATAGTAAACTCTGTTATGTTTTTAGAGAACTCTACAAACTCCTTTGTCATCCTATAGCAAGCATCAATCCATACTGTCCGTTCACCTTCTTCAAAGTAAACATCTGGATTGATCTTAGGGAAAGCTGATAACCTACGAGGACACTGGATATCTACGTCAAGTTTAATGAACTCCCATGGTCCCTCTTGCTTGACAGTTCCATCATGAAACATGACATATCTTACATCAGGGTCATAGTAATGATCTGGAATTCTATCGTATGAGTTTGTAATACATGAGTAGATGATCATACTACAGCACCAAGAACCTTTCTAAGTTTTTTCTGAAAAACTTTTTCGTCTTTAGGTTGGACGAGTGGATAGTTATGTGAGTATGGTTTCGCACGAGTTGATTGACTCAGATCAACTTGCAAATCAACTCTAGGAACATTCTTACCAAAAACCAGGTACTGAGCAATAGCACTGGTGATCTGATCACAACGATATAATTTATCACCTACGAACCACCTCCAGTATTCAGCATTGAATTCCGCAACTGCTGATGTATTATGTCTCCACATACAACAGTTGATTGTATGATCAAACATCGATGGTCGATAACCAATAGTTCGAATGTCCCGAGCAAGTTTTAAAAGATTATCCTCGGGCAAGAATCCCCACTTATAAACCTTCATAAACTCTCCCAATAGTGTACGTTTCTCTGGGTGATGCTGTAGTGTAATCTCGCCTGTGCTGAGGATGTCTCGCGACCTATCAGCAAATGTTTCGTCCATACTATAACAGGCATCCACCCACACATGCGGTTCATCAAACCATAAGTGAGACAGACACCTGATACGATACGATTTTAGAACAGGATCACCTTCCTCAGAGATCTTAATGAACTCCCATGGTCCCTTCTGCTCAACTGATTTGTCATAAAAAAGCACATACTTCACACCCGAATCATAATGCTGATCCGGGATTGTGTCGTATGCGTTAGTGATTGTTGTGAATATAATCATCAATCATAATTCAGTTTAGTCTCTTTACTAATCTGACCTAGTGACTCTCCAATAATCCTATTAGAAACCTGACCAGGTTCACGTAAGAACCATCCTGTACAAATGTATTTGTTATTATCACCTGTCAAGAAAGCACCGCGATGCATGTGAGTATAACAAGCAGGCCAAAGAACAACAGTTCCTCGCGTCGGATGGAAAGACTTCTTCTGATAAAGGAAATCTGTAGCACCACCATCTTCAGGTGGAATATCATTCAAGTAAATCATCCATGTAAGAACACGGTCGCGATACATGAAGGATCCATTTTCACAATGCCATACGTGGAATCCACCGCCAGGTTCAGTCTTCTGAAGTTTACATGTCCAGGAGGAGACTGGATCAGCAGAGTTAGTGATACCTTGATACTCTTTAGCATACATCTCAAATGCCTCACCAAGAGCTTGATTGACCTGTGCTGCGAGACCAGGATCAGCCGTCTCAAGATAGATGCCGTAGTCTTTACGACCCATCAAACCGTTAGAGAACTGCGTATCACCGTCACCAAAAGACTCTAGAGTATACTCCCCATTTCCATAACATTCCGCCTTAACATATTTAATTCCGTACCAATAATCAAATGCCTTGATAAGAATGTCACAAAATTCTTGAGACACTAGACCTTCGGCAACACCGATATGATCATAGAATTTCATCTGAACTGGTTGTTGCTCGCTCATTGCTGTACGTATGCTTGGGGTGGTAGTCTGCCGACATATTCATCAAGGATCATTAGCTCCTCAGGTTTGATATCTTGTCCGTTTTGTTTCCAATAATTTTCTAATCCTGCTTGACTATCCTTATGGAAGATATCAATGTGCTCTTCATGGATGGCAGAACCCATGTCAAGTTTATAGTTAAAGATTGGGACAGCATATCCCTTGCCACTATCTAGGATCAAATCCTCAGATACTGCACGGGGTTTGATGTTCTGGTCAATCTTCCAGAAGTTACCGCGCTGGTGTAACTTTAGCACCTTTTCTGCATGGTGTCTAGTAATAATATAACAAGCAGCAGAGAAATCGTTGATAAATCTCAGGTGTAGTTTGAGATGAATACCCTGAGGATTGATGATTGTAAACTGACAGGTATCAAAGTTGATTGGAAGTTTATTACGAACGTCAGTCCACTTAAATGCCCAGTGCTTAGCAGTGTTTAAGTCTACATCATCTTCCATAATCATGACCTCATCAAGGTCAGTCTCATTCACAAAATACTTAATTGCTTCTAAGTGAGTTAGCACACATCCAATCTCACCAGGGTTCATGTTATCAGGAACTCTACCCTTCAGTCTGTCAGTAGCATCATCACTGCCATCAATACCAGTGATGCGATGATGGTTCTCAATCTGCCAATATGCAAGATGATCCTCCATATACTTACGGCGATCTGGATATCGATCCAGATTTAACCACAAGACAAGAGGAAAGTTCTTAAGCTTCGGTGCTGCTTTGTTCTTGTCCATTATCAATTGCTTGCTGTCTTCTAACTTTGGCGTACTCAACGTTGTCATAGTATTCAGAAAGTTTGCCTTTAGACATCGCTCTCAGTCTTTCCCAAAGAGCTCTGTTCTCCTCAATATGTGGATTAGTAAACCAGGAGTTAGAGGTTCTAGTGTGCTCTAGGTGTAGGATGTCGCCATTATATCGGATGACATTAGACAAAGCATTAAATCTCATGTAACGCTCGTCATCCTCGTATCCATAGGAGACGAAGTTCTCATTCTCCATACCGAGGCGGATGTATTCTTCACGGTCAAAGAACTGACAGAATCCATACTTAGCATCCCACTTTCTACACTGACCTTCGAAGGCGTCGTAGTTAAAGTTTGAGTTGATGAAGGCACTTACACTTTCATCTGTAGGAGTACATTGGATTTGATACTCACCAAACCCATAAGGATATACACACTTGACAGGTTCTGGTTTGGCACCATCCTCAGGATAATATCCATTAAGAATATAATCAACTGCCTTAATATAACTCAGTTGAGGTAGAAGAATATCACTATCATAGTTTACAACTACTGGAGTATTGGCAGCGATTGCCATGTCATTAAGCAACCGAGTACGATGAAATGTATAATCTTCACTCTTCTCAAAGATATGATAGATCATAGACATCTCTTCTTCCAGAAGAGCTTGCTCTAGTTGTGGAACAACAGCACTCTTAAATATAGATTCTTGATCAAGTTCATAAACAATAATATTTGTTTTAAAGTTTCTACAAAGATATATCAATGTAGTAATAATATTACGCATACGATCAGCAGACTCAACCCTCAAAGGGATCAAAAACGTTGCCTGCTCTAAACCGTAGCGTGTAATTCCTTTCTGCTCTAACATCAAATTACCTCCCAATTACTACAATAAAGATCTGTTGTATCATGTGCTGAAGTATACCCTGTACCAAACCACTTACTAGGAGCGATGATTCTCTTGTCAGGGTTCTCGCTCAACCAAGATCCCCACCAGGAGAAAGAAGAGTTAGCAATGATGAAGTCACTACAGAGTGACATCATACAAAGGTCAGCAAGGTTGTCTCCGCCTTCGGAAACAAGGAAACGATCATTGTCGAATTGATCATTGCACCAAGCAGGATCGTCACTAAAAACAATAACATTCCGACTAGAATCAAATTTGTCCAACGCGGCGTCATAGTATTCCTTGGAACACGGTGGATGGTTATCAGAGTTCACCAAATAATCACCACGACGGACGTGTAGAGCAATAGGTTTCTCTACCGTTGCGACCATCTGCTTACAAGGATCTAAAATATTATTCTTAAACTGGAAGTCCTCACGGATCTCCTTCTCAATATGCTCAAAGTATTTGGTTGACTGTAGATATGCGTATACATTATGCCCATCAGGCATGTTGTCAAATAGATTCTGATCAAATCTAAAACTTGCTTCCTGAACATAAGGTCCAGGGCAGGTAGCAATGTTAGTCAGACCTGTAAGTTTAAATGCCTCAAACAGTTGGTGGTCTGTCCACTCATCTACAAAATCACTAGCAGGGATACAAAACTCATATCCTTTATGTGCTGCGATGCCACGAAGTCCAGCGTACTGGAACATTTGGTTTCCCAAACGCCCATGTCTACCGAGGTGGTTAAATCCAATCACGTATGCTTCTCCTTCAAATAATCAATTTCAGTAGGGATAAGATGCTCGTATGTTCTTTGAGTTTGGTTTTGGTGCTCTCTATTAGAGATGTGATAGTCAGTTAAAACTGCGGGATCACCGTGATATTTATAGAGTCTGTAATACATATCACAATCCATAAGCATCGTTAACTTCTCATCAAAGTATTCGTCGATGCCATTCCTCATTGCTAGGATAGAAGGAGAACTCAAAGTATTTACACCTTCCAACAATCTGTCGTTATACTCAGGAATCTTTGGATTGTAATGCGTATGACCGTCGTCAAGGGTATGAGCAAAACCAGTCACTGCCCAGTCTACCTCATCGGCAAACGCTTTGTCAAGTTCTTCTACTAAATTTTTTGTCAGGATAAAGTCATCCTGAAACATAACCTTCAGTATTTCTCCGTCAGCATGACGTAACGCACAATTAGTATTGGCACTGATCTGCCCACGCTTATCTTCATTCTTGACATAGTTGATTTCAAACTCGTTAGCGTACTCTTTACAGGCTTCGAGAACAACATCGGTTTTACTGTGGTCAGAGATCCAAACATTAAAGTCTTTGTTTGTTTGATTTGCTAGAGCATAAAAAATATCGAAGAGGTAGCGTTGTGCTTTCCCCTTCGATTCGTAAGTTGGTATACAGAAACTGACTCTCATCACGTATGTAGAATAGCGTTTTCCTTGATATCGGCAAGGATAGTTTTAGTCAGACGAGGAACAACATCATTCTTACTATGGAATTGCTTTGCCTTCTCATAGTTTTCTTCGATGACATCCTTCTTATCATTATAGAAGTCTTCGTTGATGTTTGCCTTC